AAGAGAGATAAGCAACTAGAAGAATTGTTTAGGGCTGTTCTTGTTCGTGTACCTATGGATTCTATGAGTGGTGCTCACGCTCTTCATTTTAAAGGATTTACAGGAATTCGTGGATATGGATCATTACTTCATGGGAGAACTATGAAGGCTCTTGGAGGTGCTGATCTAGATGGGGATAAAGCTTTTGTGTTCTTTGGTGGTAGAGCTACTGATGGTACTGGAGAAGGTTTTAAGAAAGATTGGAAAGATGCGTATGACTGGTCTAAGAATGAGTATGTAGTAGAATCTGCAGATGGTAAGCCTATAGAGGCAGATAATAAGCGAGCTATAAACCCATTTACGGGTAAGACTTATCATTCAGAATTAACAGTTCAGCCTGATAAGGCAACTGGAGAAGATATTGTTTATGATCTTGGGAAGAATAAAGCATTGCAATATGATCCTGTGTCCAGACAGACTGCATCTAATGCAGCTTCTGAGGGTAGGGGACAATTAAAAGTTGCTGTTGTTCAGTCTGGGACTATAAGATCAGCTTATGCTGCAATAAGAGCTGCTGAAGATTCTACTGTTTTCGTGAAGATAAAAGTGAAAGACTTTACAGAAGATTTAACATTGAGGGTAAGAGCTAAAAAGGGTGATACTAGTTTGAGGGCATTCAGAGGATTAACTAGGGCTGCTGTTGGATTAGCATCAGACCCTATGGATGAAGCTGGATTAAAATTTGGTAAGCGTGGTGAAGAGCTGTTAGAAAAGCAGACTGATGCTCTATTTGAATATAAAATTATAGATAATAGGCATATGGTAGGTAATAAACAGAATCCTAATTTTGGTAAGCCAGTTCATAAATATGACAGACTAATTAAACCTCATCATAAAAGAAGTGCTGTAATAAATTTAATGAAAGATATTAATCAAGGATTATATAGTAGGAATTTTGCTGAGAATAGAAGATTTCATATGTGGGAAATCCATGAGAGACTAGAAGGGATAAATGATCCTGAAAAAGGATTAGCTCCAGAACAAAGAAATACATTTCTCCCTAAGTTAGCAACTGATATACAGGGTCTTGATTGGAGTGATGGTGTTCTTCAAAGATTAAAAGAAACAAACTTAGATAGATTATATGAAGAACATCAGGGTAGTTTAAAAGCTTATGATTGGTTGAGAGATGCTCTTGGTCGTGAAACTATGGCTGTTCCTATGAGTGCATATTATAAATTAGCTATGAAGTATAAGCTTTATACAAAAGAAGGTATGGAATCTCAATTAGATAAGCAGCATCCAAGATACAAAAGGGATATTTTAGGTGGGGATAAATTTAAATATTATAATAAAAATAAATTTGATAAGTTTGATCCAGATAATATAGAGCAGCGTACTAGACATTTAACTGATATTGTTAAAAAGGCAGAAGACTTTATTATTAATGACTTATCTGATATGGCTAGTATAAAATATATAGTAAAGAAAGCAAAGAATATTTCTAATTCTAGGATAAAAGAGATTGCTGAACAAGCAGATTTCTTGAAAAAGAATAGTTATATACTTGCCAATAAAGCTAAGAAGATAGATAAAGAGAATTCATCGCTTGACCAGTATGAGGTATCATTTTTAGAGGCTGCTCATGATAAGATATATGGTGATAAGCAGTCTGCAGCTTTGAATCAGATGCAAATCGATAAGAGAATAGAGCAGTACAAAGAACTTATTACACCTGAAGAAGCTGATTTATTTGATGCTTTTATGCTTGGTACCTTATGGCGTGGAAGAAAGTTTGATAAGAAAGCTTTTTTTAAAGAGCATGGCCCTCCTAGAACTGAGAGAGTTGCTAAAGATATAGAGAATATGATAGGTGATTCAAAGAAGACTTCTCTTTCTAGGATAGGATTTGCATCTTCGGCAATATCTGATGCCTCTGTTCGTAATATGTTAAAGGAATACTCTAAGTTATTTGATTATACTATTGATATTCCAGACGTTAAAACTGCTGAAATTCTTGTAAAGAGTGCAGAGGAATTAGACAGACCTAAACCATTTTTTGATTCTGATGGCAATAGAATTGAAGGAATGGTAGTAGAAAATCCAGAGAAGGACGCTGAAACGCAGTTATACTTCGATGAGTATGCTCCATTTATAGGACTACATAAGGGGGAGTTATCAAAAGAGGCTAGTGAGTTAGCTTATAGAATAAAAGATCATCTAGAGCATTATAATAATATAGTTGGAAAAGATTTAAATGGTGTTATGAGATGGCTTATCAAAAAAGATATAAATCAGGCGTCATTAGAAGATTTTAAGACTTTAGATAGATGGTTTTCTCAAACTAGAGATGGTAGTTGGTGGCAGAAGATGATGAGACCAGTGAAAGATAAGTCTGCAAAAATAAGCCCTTGGCATCATCTTATGTTTCCGAAGGCTATTGGACAAGATTTGATGAGGTTTGATTTAAAGTTAGTCGAAGCTCGTGCTCCATATAAAGATAAGTATGGTTGGGTTCATGGCAGAGTAGTCCAGCCTGATAATATGATGACAAAGATGCAAGGTGCTGTGCACACTATGCAGCAGCAGTCTACCCAGATGTATGAACAAGAAAAAGATTTATTTGATGCTGATATGCGACCATATCTTGAGGGTATTCCTGATGGAGCTGAATTATTTAGAGTTGCTGTAAGACTTAGAGAGTTTAAATATGCGACTTCTCCAGAATTTAGAAAAAGATATAAAGCTGATACAGCTACCTTTAATGCTTTTTCAAAGGAGTATATTAATAAATGGAACGAAATTCAAAAAGAATATGGTTGGGAAGCTTTAAAAGATAAGATATATGATGTACCAGTTGAAGGTGGGAGAGTAATCAAGTTAACTGGTAATCAAATAGTGACAAATATTAATAATATAATTACTAAATGGAATAAAAGAGTTCATGGATGGATGACTGGAGAAAGGGATATGTTTGGTCAGAATGAATGGCAAAGATCATATAGCTCATTAAGAGGTAAGTATAAAAATTATGCTGGTGATTATCATATTGTTGAAAAGTTTTTGAAGAAATTCAACGAAGCTGTAGTAAAGGGTGAGAGAGTTGACTTATCTGAAGGCATTGATGGGCTTAGAGAGATTGCAAAAAGTCAAATGATTGCTGAAACCCCTAAGAGACACTCGGCTATAAAAGAAAATATAAACTTAAAATTAGAAATAGAAGAAACTGGTGATCTGGGCCCTGAAGGATATTGGCCTCATGTTGCTGGTGATAGGAAACTTGCTGCAAATGGTATAAAAGATTTGATAAAAACTCTTGAAGCTGATCCATTCATGGATAAGAGAACAAAATTAAAAGAGCTAACAAAGGCTATATATCATTATAAACAGGTAACTGGTGATTGGATGCCAAATAGTGAAATCAATGAGCCATATGAACAAGCTTTTAATGTACTGAGAGAGATAAATACTAAGCAGCAAAAGAAAGGTGAGGGTGTATCTTGGTTTACCAGTATAAGAAAAGTAGGTTCTCAACATTCTCGTAATGCACATATACCCGGATGGAGTATAGAGCCTGAGGTATATTCTAATTATATGAAGGGTGTTATTGATAATATGCATAAGCATGCTGCACAAATCAAGGTGAGATCAGATATATATAGATTTGCAGGAGAACATCATAAGAAGACTGGTGATTGGGCACATACATTTGATTGGGTTGATTTCTTTAATCTATATGCTCAAGATGCCCTTGGTTATCCACAAAAAATACCTGATCGTGTCCTTAATAATGATAGTATGAAAATAAAAGGTACTCCATATGCTTGGTGGAATGATAGTAATGTTAAACGAAGAGTAAATGATATTCGTAAGAAGCTTGGCATTGGAGCTGAAAAAGAAGCTGGCCTTCCTGAAGAATTAAAGGGTATTGATTTTGGTGTATTGGCAAAATGGGGTAATTTAGAAGCTAAATATCAACTTGCATCATTACTCGCTCATCCAAAGAGTGCTGTAGCCAATCTTTATGGTGGTACTGTGCACACGTTAGCCTCTACTGGTATGGAAAATTACCTAAATGGTCGTAATGTTAGATATCTACAATCAAATGTTAATCCAGAGTGGAAGAACTTAACTGATGTTCAGGACTGGGTGTATAAATTAGGTGTAGTAGAAGACTTTCTTATTTATGAGGCTGGGTTAAATCCAAAATTTAAAGGTAAGAAATGGCAAGAGTTTTTTGCTGAAGCCTCTGGTAAGATTAGAAAAGACCCTAAATTAGAAGACGTAGAACTAAGGTCTATTGCTAAGAAACATGGTATCGCAGATACAATCTTTAATAAAGCTGCATGGTTCATGCGAAGACCAGAGAGAACTCTCCGTAGAGATGCCTTTATGGCCCATTATCTGCAAGCTAGGAATAACTTTGAGGGTGCTATAACAAGATTTGATGACCCTGTCCTTATTAAATTAGCTAAGGAAGGTGTCAAGTCTACCCAGTTCTTATATTCAGCTCCATTTAGACCAGCTTTTGCTAGGTCTACCATGGGTAAGGTTATGACAAGATTCCAGCTCTGGTCATGGAATTCTGTAAGATTTAGAAATCAAGTTATAAGTGAAGCAGCCTTAAGAGGCTGGAAAGAGGGTACAGAAGAGTTTGAAAGATTCAAGAGGTTGGCTACTCTAGATATGATGATGCTGGGCTTATCCTCTGTATTTATGTATTCACTATTCGAAAATGCTCTACCTGCTCCTTGGAACTGGCTCCAAGATTTAGCTGACTGGGCTTTTGGAAATGAGAAAGAGAAAAGTAGGGCGTTTTTTGGAACTTATCCTACTGCGTTGGCTCCTTTACAAGTGATTACCCCTCCTATTGCAAGGCTGCTTCCACCTTTATTTAAAGGTATGGTAACAGGGGATTATGATAGATTAGCTGGATATTATGTTGCTAGTATGTTTCCTTTTGGAAGAATGGGATGGGATGTATTTGGAGAAGGTGGACTAATAGACAATCCAATGAGGTCAGTAGAAAAGATAACTGGCTTACCCTATATGCAATTTGCTAGAGAATATCAAAAAGAAAAAGAAATAATAAAGCCTAAAGGATTTTTAAGCTTAGTTGGGAATGCACCATCATGAAAAATGAATTAGATTATATATTAAGAAAGAATCAGATACCTATTCGTGAACTGAATGAAGAGAATGATGATAATTACAGAAGAACTAAAGAAGTATTGGCTAAGGCAGCTACCGTAGGTGGTGCTGGGTGGGGAATTAGTGCCTTAGGATATCAAGGGTTAAAATATAGTGGTGCTGGAACTGCTATAGGTAAAAGAGCTGGTAAAATGAGTACAGTAGTAGAAACTTTTTATGATAAGGGTAGGACAAAAAGAGATAAGCAAAAATTAATGGCTCAGCATATGATGAACAATGAGAAGGATGAGATACAAAAAATAGTTAAACGCCATGCTCCTATGCTAAAAAATGAATATCCAAAGATGCAAAGACAGATTATCCAAGATGAAATGAATAAGTATGGTGAGAAAACTTTTGCTGAACATAGGGCTAGATTAGATGTTGAGAAGCATGAAAGAACAGCAAATATAAGAGGTCGTGATTCTGGCGGTTATAAATATACAACTCTAAAAAGAGCTCATAGACATGAAAAACTTGCACAAGAAATGATAGATTGGACAGAAACTGGTAAAGTTAATGTAGATAGGTTAAGAGCTAATGGATTAAGTGAGCCTATATTAACAGATATGAAAACTGCATTTGGTACTGGTGAAGGACTTTCTGATCATTCAAGAGTTTTAACACAACATGGAAGAACATTGCATCCTGATTCTAAAATATCAATTTCAAAAATTCTTGACGTAGGCGGTGATAAGAAAGCTATTGTTAAGTCAGTAAAAAGAGATGCTCAATATCAAATGGGTGAATATGTCATGAAGTATGCAGATTTAGATGATCCTAAAAGTATTGAGAAATATGCTAGGGAAAGAATTTATAGTATGCAAAAAAGAAGTATAAAGGGATTTAGAGTTGCTTCAGCTAATGTTCTTCATGAACATATAGATGATTTAGATTTAGAAGTTAGAAAATTTATGCAATCTTTTAAATATAATAAAAATACTGGGATAGCAAATATTGTTTTATCCCCACAATATAAACCACATTATCTTGTTGGCGGAGTTAATGCCAGTGTTAATTTGAGAAAATCAAAGGGTCGTGTTTTTAGACAACATATAAAAGGCGGTATACCAAGTAAGAATATAAAAACTGATATTTTAATATCAGATAAGTATGATGTGCTTACTAATAATGATCCCTTTCAAAGAAAGGTTCACTTTAATGTTGTTACCTCACGAGATGTAGCAAGAATTAGTACTAGAGAACAATTAAAAACTGCTATAAAAGCTGGTAAATGGGAAAAAGCTATGGAGAAAGCTCTTAGGCTTGGCACAAAAGGTTTGATAAAGTTAACAAGAATTGGAAGATATATGAGATAAAGATAGGGGAGACCGAAAACAGTAAACGATCTCCCCTCTTGTGGAAGGGATAGACTACTGGACTAGGGAAATAAAGGAAAACCTAGTCGTTTAGCGTAGTTCTATCTTTGCAAGAAATTCTTAAAATATTGACACCCTTCTTTTGTATCTACAACACATGGTTTATTTTCTAACTTGTCATCAATGTGTAAAAATACTGGGGCACAATTATTTCTTTTAAGATAAGCTCTGTCTATGTGGATCATGCAGCCAAGACAGTTACCTAAGTACCAATTGGCACACTTAAGCTGAGCTTTCCTCTTCTTCTCTGTTTTCATCTTTTTCTTTATGATTATGTTCGTCTGCTGTCGTCGGTTCGAATTCCCTGCGTTCTTTCTCCTCCATCAGCCTTAACATATACGCTGATAAATATACGGACAAATCAAGTGCTTCTTCAACAGCTTCATAGAAATTATCTCTTGTTATATCATCTCTAGGCATTATTGGTACATTTTGATGATATTGCTCTGCACCTATATCTAATCTTTTTTTGATTAAATCAATAATTAAGTCATTGTTTTGCTCAAGGTCTTTTTTATCACCTGATTTCTTATACTTATCTATTTGTTCTTGCATTGCATCTATTCTAAGAGCCATTTGTTTTATAGTCCAGTCGGCTTCCAGCAATGATTGTTCTAGAAAGCCGACCTTGTTCTTTAGTATTTGTTTATTGTTCATTAAATTCTATCTAATTTATTGTATGGTAAGTTATAACAATCTACAGAAACTTTCCAATTATTTGAAGAGTCTATATCTCCTCTAGAATAAAATGTGGCTTGTTTGAAATATTCTTTCGCATCTTTTTTACCACATATCCATGATTTAATTGGTGTATTATCGTTGAATTGTATACTAACAAATACATATATGTCTGGATTTTGATGTCTACTATAATCAGCAACACTTGCATCATAGAAACCTTTTGGGGGAACTGTTCTACGCTTAGTTTTTACTTCTATCTTCTGATTATCTTTTACTAAATCGTAACTATATTTTTCATCACCTTCATCGGTACTAATTTGTAAGGCTTTCATATAATCTGCTACAATTTCTTCACCAAGATAACCAGCAAAATTACCTTCTCCACCTAAAATAGAATTACTAATTTTTCCTAAATTTTTGGCTTTTTTCTTAGCATTTGATACCATTTCTTTTGTAAATGGTGCTTCAATAATATTATCAATCATATTCATCACATATTGATTCAGAATATGGAGTTAATTTATTATAATCTTCTTCAATACCTGTTTCAGAGCCAACTTCTGTTTGTCCATCTTGGACTGGAATCCTTTTTTGTCCAATATCCTTAGATTCCATTTCATCTTCAATGTCTCTGATAAGATCAGAACACCTATCTAATTCTTCGATATCATTATCATTTATATAAAGATTAGCCCGATGATTACTTAATGCTGTCATAAGCATTTCTGTCTGTTCTCTAGTTAAGTTCAATATCTTCCTCCTTTTGCTAGCTTTCGTAGCACATATTCTTTTGTTTCGTCTTCTAAATTTTCTACCCATTTCATAAGATATTCAAATTCATCTTCCTCTAATGGGCCTTTTCTGGTGTTACATGATTTGCAAATTAATTGTAGATTATCAATGATGGAATCTCCACCTTTTGAAAGTGGGACAATATGATCACATACCATATTTCTTAATGTCATCTTTCTTTTACAATATTTGCAGCCGTCACCATAGTTAACATAAAACATTTCACGAAGATCATCCATTTCAATCATAAATATTACATTTGAATCTTCTGATCGTTTTTTAAGGGAGGATTTGAGACTTTGCATCTTTCTCTGTAGCTTTGTGTAAGCAATCTTCCAATAAGTACGATGATGAGGTTCTAATACCTCTTTAAATGCTTTCTTATCATATTTCATAATTATAAGGGCTCAGCGTTTTTTGCATTACTTCGCTTGTTAAAAGGCTTATGATACATCGCTGGGCGTGTAAGAGGTCTTTGTCCTCCCCCTTTCAATCAACTGAGCCCTATATAATTTATGAACAAAAGAATGCATTATACAACCATTATGTACGCTTTACTCTTTTGACTCGAGAGATATTGATACCTTCAGGCATATCATCACCAGCTTTATGAGCTGATATTGCTGCCTTTCTAGCTTTCACTTTATCTAGTTTCTCAGTAAAATGAACTTTCTTAAAATCATCTGATACTGCATGTGGATCAACTTCTACTCCACCATAGGTTTCATAGAGTTTGTATCTTGCAGTATTAGTTTCATAAACACCATCATCATTGCCAATTTCTAGAATAACAGCAGGAAGAAGCGTTTTATTAAAGTAATCCATAGTCTTTTCAAGGCCTCTACGACGAGATTTTAATCTATCAATCTCTTCTTTCAAAGCCTCTACCTCAGCATCAATGAGATGTTCTCTCTTGCTAAGCTCAACTATAAAATAATCAACATTATCGAGTTTGTTTCTTACTTGCCGATGAAGTGTCATACGATGTTCTTCAAGCTTTTTCAAACTATCCATATCAAGATCGGGTAACTGTCCAAGCCACTCGATTTCTTGATTAACATCGATAAGTTCACCAACTAGTTCTTTTGTAGTAGCCATTTATACTCCTCTTTCATCTACCATTTGGAATTTACCATTACCACCATTGAAGATATTCTTCTTTTTTAATCTGAATGATGGTTGCCATTCGAGTTCTACATCAAATAGATCACCATCACTGTTCTTAAATAAAGATACCTTTTTCTCTGGGTCATCTGACTTACCAGTGATTCCAAGTACTTTTCTAGATGCATTTTCAATTGCTCCACTTCCTTTTGCAGCATACAAATCCATAGTTTGACTTCTGGAATATTCTCTGCTTACCTGTGAAATTTGGATAATTATTATATCTTCGTTCACAGCCATATTGGAAAATGAATGACTAATATAATTTAATTTCTCATATTCTCCTCTTACATTGTAGGGAACATCAATTAAATCTATATAGTCCACAACTACACATTTAGGTTGAAATTTTCTTATCTTTTCTTGTACCTGTTGTACACTAGGACTAATAGACTGAATTGCTATATGACTTAAGTCATCTTTATGATGCTGATAAAGTTCTTTATAGTTTTTAATTACATTGTCTTTACTCCCACCTGATACAATTTGTAAATTTCTTCGATGCATTACAAATCCAGATAGTTCTAATGATAAGAACAGTGTTGGAATTTGCAGCTCACTCTCTATTATGTCGAGGTTTGCATTATATCCTAACACTATGTTTTGTGCTAACGCTGTTTTGTTAGCCCCTGTCGAACCGAATATAGTGACTAATTCACCGGGGTATATAGTCGCATCTGTCATATATACGCCTAACTGCCTAGCTAGGTCTATAGTTCTGCCCGTAAAATCGGTTTCTAGCCTTGCAGCTAAGTCCGATTGTAAATCTTCACTATTCTTTATGTCTACAAGATAGTCTTTTCTTTTATAGTAAATACAATTTGGTTTACAATATTTCATCATTAGTTCATCTTGACAACCATATTTGTATCCACCACGATAAGTATCTTCTACCTTCTTTAAAACTAAATCTTCCCTTAGTTGATTATTATTCCATTCAAGAAGTGATGCTTTTGTTGCAACACTTGGTATACCATGTCTGAAGAAATGGGATGCTATTCGCATCATAGTATTATTTCTTGATCCCTTTTCTGGGCCAAGTGAATACATCTTCTGTACGCATGGTACAATATTCTTAGGTTCTACGCTTGATTCCATTGTTCTAATCTTTGGAACAGTCATAGCGATCTTATCTTCTAATTCTCCATCACCCCAGATATTTTCAACAAAATAATGTCTACGACTCGCAGCCATTCTATGTATATCTTCAAATGATAGATTTTGTATTTCAGAATATGAAAGTGGAATTTTATATAGAGATGATTTTTGGTTTAGAGTGTCTCTGCACCTGTAGATCGAAGTTCTGTTATAGACTGCTAAATCTATTTCACTGAATAAATTGTTCATAGTTTCTTTAACAATAAATGGTAAGTCTTTATTTCCTGACGGAAAATTAAATACTTCCCCACTTATCATTATATGATATCCAGTACCACTAAAGAAAACTTGATAAGATTCTGGGGATACATTCAGCTCTTCTAATTCAAATAATACACCTTTTGTTTTATTTAGTGTATGTTGATCTGAATCTTGTCCTTTATCTATATCAATTAATACATTTTTTATGTATCTTTTACCAATAAAATCTTTAAGAGTTTTTCTTATCTTAAAATATTCTTTGGCCTCTTCATCATATAGATATAAGCTTTTATATACAGCATTATTCTCACCATGTTCAATAATAACATCTATAACTTGTTCTTCAGGAATAAGAAGCCCTCTATTACGAGGGCTCCCTATTGCTACTTCGTTAAAGAATGACACTAAAAAGAAGTTTGTGTTCCACCAGAAGCAGTGGTACTTCTAGGTGATACACTATTAACAACTTTCTCATTTACGTCGTGCTCAACAATATACTTTTTAGCCTTCATGAAGTTAATATAACTTTCAAGATCAGTCCGACCTTTTTCGTCATTTTTAACTACCTTAGGGCATACGGTTGGGTAAGCTCTTTTTGCCTTATCATCCCATTTGCTGTAAACAAAAATATAATAAGGTGTATCATGGTTGTCTATTCCATAATTGGCTTGTGTAAAATGAGCATTTAATGTTAGTGCGACATCGTCTTCTAAGACATTATCATCACCATCAACCCATTCTCCTTTGGTATTTATACCACCGTCCCATCCGAGAGCATCTGTTAAGTAGAGTATCTTTTTTAACAAGCTACTATCACCAGAAATAGTCCCATCTGATTCATAATCAAAACTTCCCAATAAATTATATTTAGTAGGAAATTGACTATTCTCATTCCTGAAATGTACCTCTATGTACACATCCAGATTTTCATATTGATCTGATTTATTAACAAAATCAGTTAAAGCAACATCTTGGAATCCTAACCAAGGGCTTTTACCTGAATTTGTTCTTTTAGCTTCGTAAGAACCTCTATACGGCATACGCTACTCCTTTTCTTTGAATTTAAGGATTTCGTTCATTACACTATCGTAATCGAAATCAAGAACTTTTTGGGCAAGCGGTTTCAATCTGCTGCCCACAGCTCTTTCATCATAAGATTGGAAAGAAATATAGAACTTTCCATCTTCTTTACTTGCGGTAGTGTATCCAATTACATCTGCTGAAGCAGTTACTCCAATTGCCAGACCTCCCGGCAGTTGTGGCCCCAGCTGACTCTTGCCGTCTGTGACTGATGTTGGTTTTGCATGACTTACTAGAACAAGATTCTTATTTAAAGATTTGCACAGCCGTTGAAATTTCCTGATTATATCAAGATTTTTCTTTCTAGCTTGTGCCCAGTCTTGTCCCCATGAGCTTGCATCACCCATTGCTACTTGACCTCTTTCATCACATACTTCGTCTTCTATCCATCTATTTATGTGATCAAGAGTATCAATAGCAATTGTATCATAAGGAAGCTTTTTCAAGTTTTCCTTAAGCCAGTAATATACCTCTACCATGGAATATACTTCCATTGGTTCACCTACACTATCACCAGTTCTGTGATAATGATCTCTTTCGTCATTAGGAATAACTTCTGTCAAAGGGGTTCCCTTTTCAACAATTTGTTTTCCTTCAAACATTTGAGGTCTAGTAGGTGTATTTAGGCATGTTACTGTAACTGTATTTGCTTTATCAACAAAATCTGAGCCTAAGTCTGTATCTATTAAGAGACATCCGTCTGCTCCATTTTTACTCCATTGACTAGCTTGTGTTGATTTACCCGTTTTGGGTTGACCGATAAAATACCAAGTCAACCCATTGGGCAACACTTTCCAATCAGTAGATATTTTCCTAACTTTAATATCCATATACCATCCTATGTATTAATTATTAACTGTTCAGTTCGCATTTTTAATGGCATTAAGCCTATCCAAATGTACAAGTAATAAGGTCTTTTTGCAACTACATTAAAGACTTGGTCAACACCAAAACCTCCAACTATAGCTGCAGTAAAGATAGTATGCTTCATTGTACAAGGCTCTTCTGCTATCTCATTTGTAGGTAACCAACTATCAAGATACTTATCAAATTTCTTAGTAGCTGTTACAATTTCCATAGCCATAGCACCCATACGCAAATCTATAAAGAACTGCCTATTAGGTTGTTCTAACCATTTATTATAGGCAATTAATCTACCCTCCATATTGTCTAAACAAACAATCATTTTAGGGAACGTAGGACTATCTTCATCATAGAGTTCATCTTTACAGTCAATACTCTGTGTATCATCCATATATGAGTATCCTATAGCATTCGCAGCAGTAGACTTATATCTACCACTAAAGGCTTGAGGATATAATGTGGTTGATAAATTATGCTCTTCAAGAGTATCATGATCATAACCTATTATTTTCCTAAAACCCATAATGGACAACAGAGGTACCAGCTGTGAACCGATACCTCCTAATCCAACTAAACCAATTTGATCTAGTTTTTTCTGTGGGATTAAATCCTTATTTCTTAGAAACCTATTTTGATTGGTCATACAAGATAACCAGTTTGATAGGGATCATAAGGATATAATAACTTCATTGCAGTTAACGCATCAATACCAAGTTTACATAGTTTATTTTCTGCATCAATATCAGTTAACTTACCTTGAAAGTGTAATTCAACAATAGTATCTATCTTTTGTTGTTGTACACTGGTAACTTTACTATCTTGAAACAGTCTTGTCTGATTATGATTAGATTGATGTTGATTAATCCAATTATTCTGACCATTGTAAACTTGAGTACCTGCATATGTTTTAATTTGAGTAGATACTGGAACTTTATTATCCTCAATCTCTTTTGCTATCAATTCCCATTCTTCTAGAATTTTGATATTATTTTGGATATCTATATCACTCTCATCTATTAGAACACAATGAGAAGCTTTATATTGATCTTTATATCCAAATCCAAAAGCTTCAGTAGCTTTACCTGAACTTGCCACTACTAAACTACCATAGAATCCTTCATTTGGTGCCATATCTTCTATAGTACTTTGATCTGTACTAGATAAGAAAGCTCCCATAGTATTATGGCTATGAATTAGTCCAATATTAGCTTTTTTAGTAGCTGGACACTCCGTGAATGTTTTCTTTAGAATTTTAGCCATATCATCTGATTCAAACTCAGTTGATGCAGCACTACCTAAATTCAAAGGATGGAAATGTATTATTTTCCACTCTTTAGGATATCCATCTTCATCAGTCTTAACCTTGTACCAAGCAGGGCCAGACCACTCTAATTTCTTGAACTTAGTCAAAAAATAGAGGTATTTGTTGTGTATTTTCTTCGGTATTATTAGTTTGCACATTTTTCTCTAACCTCCTTAGGTTCATTCTGTAATGGAATGCTAAGCATTCACGTTCAATATGTAGCAATTTTTCTTTTAACTTATGATATGCTACCACTAGTTCTTTCATATCTTTAGGAACACGTTGGTCTACAAATAGATTGATAACATTATTTATACGTTTACTATCATATGTTGCACCAATATCTCTCCAAAAGAGACCCTTATCTATTACTGGTATTCTATCTGTAACATTATCTACAGTACTTAGATAAACTTCTTCATCCATTAGTTCATAATGAAAATGTTCTTGCACAAGATCATTCATAGCATTATTAAAATCTATTTTATTTAATATTCTTTGGTATCTTGTTCTTAAACATCGTCTTACTCTTAATCTTCTGTTATGTAGTTTTCTTTCAATTGGTTCTTTTAAACTTTTAGCAGTAATAGTACCACTATAAGGTTGAGCTCTGTGAACTAATCTTTTAATATTTGATTCAGTATAGTTATCACAGAAATTTTGTAATGCTACATCATGAAAATGATAATACTTACCCCAAAGTTTAATAAACCAAGGAACTATATCATCCTCTCTTATCAAAGTTCTATAAGAACTAATATCAGATGTAGAAAACCAAGCAGCATTTATAGTTTCTGACATACATGCTAAGATTCCTTTCATCTTTGTATAATTAGTCCAACTTTGTCCAGTATCATCAAAATGAGTCAGAACTCTTTGAAAACTAAATGAGTAATTATTCTGTTCAAACTCTCCATCATTATTAATTTCAAGAATAATATGGTTCATATTATTTCTGAATCTATGATTTCCACTAATAGTCCATGATTTATGATGATCACTATTTATATTAGCACCAGCTTCAAGACATGCTTCAGCTATTTCATTAGATATAGAGAGTCCATTATTTCTTATGTTGTCTCTATTAAATATCAACTCTTCAGCTAATATCATCTCAGACTTTATTTGTACTAAGAAATTTATAGCATCTTCAATATTTTCATATTTTATTAAAGGAAGCCAACTTCTAATAAACTCTATACAGACTTCTTCTGGTATATCTCTTCGTAAGACTCTATTTTTCAGATTTTTGATTCTACCAATAGTAATCTCTTCATTGCCAAGTTCTGTCTTTATTTGACGCCTATTAATATTCCAGTATGCTGATCTACCATTCCAAGTATTTAAGAATTGGTTACAAGTCATAAGAAACATTAAGAAGTTGCCCAGTCGCCACAATTTCACATAATCAGGGCCAAATGCACCTGTACAAGGATTATGTCCCGAGATATGTGGATGCCAACATTCTACTGCTTGGCGAAAATTGAAAGAAGGCTTATCACCTTTTTCTATAACTGAATTGAAATAAGATATCATAGGATGTTGACCATAAGAATATGTCAACTTCATGTATACCTTTTCAAGGTATGTTATTCTACGACCTCTTAGTTTGGGTATTCCCATATAAAATACTAAAGCTCTATCATCATTTCCCTCTGGATCATTTTTGTACCCATCTATGGCAACAACGCCATATTTTTTATTAGGGTCTTTAATCTTGTTCCAAATCATATCATAATATTTGTCTAAATTTTCATAGATTTCAGTCTGTTCATCTATTTTAAACATTTTATTAATTAATTTAAGAATTCTTTCTTTGTATCCCACAGAAGTATGCTCAATTGGCATATCATTTATGTCTACAACAGGTGATAAGGCTTTTGGTAATGCATTGTATACTTTTGTCATTACTCTATCTCCTATTATTATTTAAGTTATTAAATTCACTTAAAGTGGCAGAAGCTGGCTTTATACTATAAATAGTACTCCACCAGCTTACTGCTGTCTCAGACGATTAGCATCCAGAGGATACTTTACTTCGCTGAAATGATACAATATCATCGTCAGCTAGGTGTTTTGAGGTTTTAACCTCATCATCATCGACATACACTTTTACCCCAGTTAATGAAATATCCATAATCCTAGCTAATTCAGCTGGAGTATTTCCTTCCATTTCTCTGGGCATACCACCGTTGTGATATGAAACTACTGTGACATTAGCCATGGTAGCACCTCCTTAATTAAGGTTTAGGTTGATCAATTAAAAGTGTCACTCTTTAACATTGTACACGTTTCTTATTTTATTTGAAACTCTGCACACCACTCGGATCATTATTACATACGTATGCAACTATGTTTTTTTTTAGGTCTACCGGGTTTCCGTTTAACAGGAATTTGCTTTGACCAGTAATATACTTGTCCTCTAAGTCTCTTCATTTGATATCTGAGTCTCCTTAGGGGTAAAATATAATACAAGGACATAAGAATTACGCCTGTTGCGAATCCACCGAGTAATATAACTACTTCAAATATAGTCATTTTTTCTCCTTTTCAAGTATTACTTTAACTAATTGTCTTATCTTAGCTAAAGCTCTTTGTTTAAAAGGCTCGTCAAAAGGTGCTTTAATATCCCATACTATCAGTTCCTGATCTCTTTTGACGGACTTATCTGGAATAAAGTAAGCAAATACATAGCCATCGCCATCTCCTTTACTTACCCTTCCTTCAAAGCTTGTTTTCTTTAGATGATTCGTTTCATAGAATGCATCTACTTTTGGGTCATCTTCATCCATCTGTATTGACATACTCATACAATAGGGCTGTTGCCCTGCCCATTTCTCATGGCTTTTTGCCACCTGATACTATTGTATCTATCTCTCAACTCGTTATATCTGGTATGTCCTGCTCCACCTTCTTTTAATTTACCATCATCGATGAGACTTTTATAAAAATTTATAATTCTCAAGAGTCTTCTTTGTGCGATTCCTTCTGGTTGATTCATCTTCTTCCTTTCTTTAATTTAATTATATCTTCGTGTTGTTTTTCTATAATCTTATTTAATCTTAGAATTTCTTTGTCTTTTCCATAAAATTCTTTAAACCATTGATTAATACGATTACGTTCTTTTCTGTTTTTATGAGAACAATAAGACTGTGTAACATATATTATCTCTTTATTATTAGAGTCTTTAATAGATATAACATTTTTACTAATTTTTTTAATTGTCATTTGTTTTCCTTTTTAATTAATGAGCCGTGCAAGTTTCTAAAACTCTGTGTAGCTTTCGCTTCCCTTTAACACGGCTCTTTTCGATGAAATTCTGCGAAGTGGTTGCCATACCAAGTATCACTTTTTTAAAGAGTCAGCCTGTTGACCTGTTGTCTTTTTAACCAACGACATACTCTTTCCCCTTCGCTTTGGGCTTGGGGGGTTAACATTTGTTATCTTTTTAAGTAATTCTTTCTTCGCATTCATTTCAGTTTGAATAAGTTGTATTGCTGCGTCTTCTTTTGCTTGCTTTATCTGCGTTTCTATCCAGCATTCAATAGAGTTTTCAATTGACTCAATACTACCATCTGTAATATCCATCAGTCCATAAATCCTTTTTTGAACCAATATTCACGATTTTTAGTATCATTAGGTGATTCTGCCTCATTTTCAGTAAAATGAGCATCAATAGCATCTTGAATTGATATTTTTGGGGCTGTTTCCTTTAATACCTCTGTCCAAGAAGTATTTAAAAACTTAAGTAAGATTTTATTCTTTGCCTCAAGAGCATCAATTCTCATATCAGTCTTTATCATAAAATTTATTGTATTGTCTTCATCTATACGATGAGCTTCATCAAGACAATTCATTCTATAATCTAACTTATTCATTTTGTCGCATATCTCATGTATTTTATGGGCTGTCATTACGACAAATATGCCCATTAATGATACGAGTAATACGAATGAGTAAAATACTGGGCTACTCATAATTTGCCCTCCTTTTGATCATTTCTGAATACTATTTTACAAGTATCCAATGTTAATACAGTATGTTTACCTCTTTGATAAGTACCTACATACTTATCTGGGTACTTATTGATTATCTCTTTAATAGAGATTTCTTGCAATCTATATCGATTGTCTTTGTTATGATTTTTCTTTGTAGTCATTACTCATCCTTTTTGAAAAATTATTGGACGACAGGGTTCAGATGTTGGCCTGTACTCGGGCCACCTGCAATGAGTGAGGTTCTGAAACAGTATCTGATCCATTGTTTCACTTCTCATACCATTAATAAACCCCTGCGGGTGTTCTGTCCTATGCTCAGCTTGGCACACAGGCTTCATCTCAGGCACTCGCCCGTCAATGATTTTTTACAGTATTAATGTTGCTTATGCCCCCATTCCAAGGGCATTATTAGCATACGTCCAAATATAATATTAATTGTCAAATGTTCATTAAAAATATAATAAAGAATACATCTACATGCAAGCTTATCTTACACTTCGTTGTAGG